AAAGGAGATTTTGCATGAGTGATTATGATGATACAGACAAAGGTGTCTTATGGAAACCAAGAACAGATCAAGTTCTTCGTGCCATTGGTAAGGTCAATAACAAAGGTGAAGAAAAAAATACTTTGTTGATGGCTTGTCAAACTCAAAAGGGAGAAAAGTATTACGAACTCTATCAGAAAGTGTCACCAATATATATTAAAGAAGCAGATGCAAACCCAAATGCACCTGACTTCTCTGGACCATTTGGTGAAGATAGACGTATTGCTTTTTGGGTAAATGAGTTTCCTCAAGGTCATGCTCAAGAGGGAACTAAATATCTCAAAGCAAGTGTCACTGATAAAATGACAAGTGACACCACAAATGATACTGCCAACATCACAACCAAACCAAACGAAACTGCCGACGACAAGATACAAGAAATCAAAGACAGTTTCAAAAACCCAGACCAGTGGGATGACCAGTTCTAACATCTCAGAGAGATATAAGGAAATGCTAGACCTTATATCTCTCAAGCAACTTGCAACTGAACTTCGTTCCAAGTGTGCTAGAGAAGAACAACATCAAATAACTGAAGCAAGTATGTTGCGCCTTATACGAAAAAAAAATATTCAATACATTTCTATGAGCCGTGTAAAATATTTAACACCAGTGGATGTTGACAATTTATTAGAAGCAATGAAACTAACTGGAAAACGAATAAGGAGGAAGTTATGAGTTTTGTTGATGATCCAAGAGCAGAAACATGGGATAAGTATGGTCGTGTATATCGACCAGCAACCATTGTTATTAAAAGCAACTCACCTTTAGGTGGTGCTATCAAATCAAATGAGAACTTAGATTTGTTTGATAGAGCCAAACGTAAAGGCAAAAAAGAAATACGAAAGTCTTTCAATAGAGTTCGATTACCAAAGTATATTTCAACAAGAAAGGTGTTACAGATATGGTAGATGATATATTTGATTGGTGTGTACTAACACTCGTAGAAGTTTCAGCTATATTAGGAATAACTTATCAAGAAACAAATGTTTATCTTTTTGTAGTTATGCTTCCATTAGCAATATTAATATCAGTATTGTTTAACATTTACTTTTATTTTAAGTTTATAAGATGAAAGCAAAACAAATACTTCGTGAAGCACAAGTTCAAGTCGACGACAGAGAAGATAAGTATGGTCCACCAGACAAAATGCTTGAACGATTTTCTGAAATCATCTCACTTGTGCTTGACTATCATGTAACACCACAACAAGCTGGCATAATTCTTATTGGTTTGAAGTTGACCAGGCTAATTGAAACTCCAGATCACTATGATAGTATCGTAGATGTAGCTGGATATGCTGGTGTACTAGGTGAAAGTACCAAATCACAAAAAAACGAGTCGATATAAAGACCCTCAGAGGGGTGAAACAATACCTCCGTGTGTGTTTATACCTCAGAAATACTTACTAATAGCTCTTGTAGCTCAGGTCCACGAGATTTAACTTGACCCCACCAACGGCTGTTTTGCATCTCTTTACCAGCAGTTTGGTAGTCTTTTTTCTCAATAGCTTCCCAAAATTTTACAAACTTTGAGAATCTATTCCAGCCCATGTTGAATTGCATAGATAAAATTACAATCTGTGCTGGGTCAGGTAACTCTCTCCACATTGGTTTATGCTTATCCAACTCTTGAGAATGTTTTTCTAAGTCACGAGCAAGAATAAAGTCTGCTGTTTCTTGATCTATTCCCTCTTCCAAGTTGTGACCATAACCGATTGTCCAGACACCTACTGTATCTTTGTACATATCAAGACGACAACCCTCATGTTTTTTTATGACGTCGACAAGGTTCATATTACTTTCCTTTTTTATTCATTAATTGTAATCCAGTTTTACCAAAGCGATAACCAAAAGAAGATCCAATACATATATATAAGCAAGTCGAGAACCAGCCTGGTGTACTTGAGTTTAAGAAATCAAATCCATTCTTTACATATGGCTGAGTATAAGGAACAAAACAAGCCACAAGAATACCACCAAAAATAATAGTCCAAAATTCATCCTTCCAACTTCCAGCCATCTGATTAGTTAATGCTTGTTCATTCAACATATCTGATGTTGCAGAAGTCTCGTAAACTTTTGCTTCGGCTTTGGCCTTTGCTACTTTGACTTCTGTTTCAGCTTTAGCTTTATCTACTCTACCTTGTAACCAAGTACCAGCTAAGTTTGCAATAGGTCCAATAAAACTTTGAAACATATTTACCTCTTATTCTTTTTTAGGAAGTGACTTAGGAACGCAGTAAGCCTTGACCCATATCTTGCTATCCCCAGCGAGAGAGGGATCATAGTTTTGCGCCCTAATCTTTTGTGCAATTCTAAGGCACGAATCCAGATCACTGAAGTAGACACTTTCCTGAACTGTTCCTGAAAGAAATACAACCAGCAACCATGTCAACTAGACCTACCCATAAACAAACCCATTGCCACAGCATTAGCCGACGTCAACACAGATACCATACCACTCTGCTCAAGGCTTGGTGACTCCAAAGCCATATACCAAAATACAGTTTCATATGTTAGATACATATATAGCAGTATCAATGCTCTTGGTATTACTTTAAAAGAATCAATAGCATGAGTCCAATCCTCTACTATTTTTGTCATCTTAGTCATTATAAATTATTCCACAATGTAAAATCATCTGCATAAAAAGTTTCTATTTTATCTTTGTATGTAGACTTTAATATACCAAGTGCTTCTTCGTCTTTATCGTGTTTGCTAGTATTCCAATCTTTATCTATTACAGTTTCTAATTGTTCTTTAAGTTTTGTATCTTTTAAATCTGCAAACAAACTTTTAAGATTAGTTCCTAAATTTTCATCATGTTTAAATGTTTTTGATACTGTGTATTTATCTAACCAAGACTTTTGTGTTTTAAAAAAATCATTTGGTGTTCCATCTATTTGAGTAATACCTTCTTTAATTTGGTCTGCTACAGTTTTACCTTTAAACTCATATTCATTGTCGTCAGTTTCATCTTTTCTTGTTTTATATTCACCAGTACACTCTTTAACTGCTGACCAAAATCTTGAATATGGTTCACGAATTATTGCTACATATTCTAAAACTTCTGGATTATCAAAAACCAAATGTACATTTAAAATATGACATAAAGTTAAACTATTTTTTGGTATTGTGATAAATCTATATGTCATTGTTTTACATTCCTCCAACTGAACAATTTAAAAAGACACCCTCAACCCAAGTTATAACTGACGCTTGAGTATAAGAACCAGTTGAGTAATTTAAACTTAATGAACCATTTGCTTGATTAACTGTTTTACTATTAGCTGTAGCTAAATCAATTACTTCACTACCACTTCCAATTTCTCTTGCATTGGCATCTTTTCCTGTAAATTGAAAGCTAACTGACATACTGCTTCTGCCAGTATGAGTATTAGCCGCTACTGACCTCTCTCTGAAAAAAGCTGAAGTTGGATAATTTGTATCTAACGCCCATACTGTCCAAGTAAAAGCACAGGACATATAATAATCAGTTTGTGCTATTGTAAATAATGTACCACTAGCACTTGCTGAAACATTTTCATATCTCATAACTCTTTTGTAATAAGGCTGATATGTAGAACCATATCGTTCCATTAGTTGATTAGTACCAGCCATACCATTTATGGTCATATCTTTGGCTTTTACTGCTGAACCTTGACCAGCAGTACCCATATAATGTGAAAATTCACTAGCAACTATAAGACCTTTTCTTATTCCATTTGCTGTAGTTCCAAAACCAATTTCAGTAGTATCAGCAATTCCACTATCTTGAAGAACAAGACCTTTATTTGTTCCTTGTGTATATCTAATTTTATTATTTGATGCAGTTACTTCTAACATACCACTATCAACATTTAAATCGCCAGTAGTTGATATATTACCACTTGTGCTAATAACTACATCATTAGCAAGTTCTGTAGTTCCTACAGCATCTGCACCTATTTTAGCTTGTGTAACTTGATCATCTGCAATTTGTGCAGTATCTACTGCGTCATCTGCTATTTGAGCTGTGTCTACTGCGTCATCTGCTATTTGAGCAGTATCTATAGCATCATCAGCAACCTTTGCATTTGTGATAGCATCATCAGCAATGTCTGCTGTTTCAACTAAACCACTACTAGATGGTCTGAATTTACTTAGGTTTCTTGCATTGCTCATAAAGTCTGACTTTCTATAAATGTTTTATATGCTGTCTTGGTGTCACTATCCCAAGCAGTTTCAGCAATGGCTCTTACCTTTGCATCTTCATCACTTAAATCTGTAGCTGTGTGTGTCCATTTACCATCAGTATCTTTTGTTGAAGTAAATGGTTGCAATGCATGACGATGAAAAGAACGAGTTAGTTCTTTCTTTGAACCATCTGCTTGTTCTTCCATAATCTTTGTTGCCTTACGAATATGTATGTTCCATGTTGATACGATTTCAATTTTATCGTATTCTATTTCTTTTGTAATATCACCTTGTGCCATAATTTTTTTCCCTATCTATGATGAAATGTACCAAGTCATAACTTGAAATAGTACGTTAGTTCCAGTTCCTACATCATCTGCTAAATTTCCGTTACCTTGTGAGTTTGAAAAATACAGAGTTACACCATCTGGCTGTAATGTATAATTTGTATTTGCACCACTGCCAGTAGCATTTACTACGTTTACTAAAGAACCAGTTGAACCTGCACTAACACCAACACTATATGGCAAACCTCTTAATCCAAGATTATCATTAACTAAAGAACCACTTATATCTGCTTGTATTGATATATACACATGAACCATTCTACCTATTTTTGTATAATGCCCTGTTTGATTATCATAATTTAATGTTAGTCCTGAAGTATTTTGATAATATAAAGTAGGTGTAAATGTTCCTTCTTCGTAATCATCTAAAAGTTCAGAGGACATACTGCCACCTGAATTAGCAGTTGCACTAAAATCTATTCCCTGACCACTTGTTCCTATTTTAACATTTCCAAGTTTAACATCTAAATGTCCATCATGGTCTATATTAACTACTTCTCTAAAACCAACTCCATTTTTATTTGTATGAAATTGTAATTCACCATGACCAGTTGAACTACTTTCATCATGTGAACGAATGGTAGCCATTGTAACATTACTAGAACCCTTAAAATTTATATCCATATTTAAGGGTGATGCTTGTGTACCAGCTTGTGAATTTGTTGTAATATTTATATCTCCACCAGCATTATCTGCTACAGTTAAACCAGTTAATGTTCCAACACTTGTTATATTTGTTTGAGAAGCAGTTTGTAATGTACCAGTTAAAGTACCACCAGATATTGCACCAGTTGTAGTAATAGAACTTGAACCATTATCTATTGAACCAAATCCACTTGTTATTGACCCAGCATCTAATGCACCAACACCAGTAATGTTTGTCTGTGAAGCTGTCTGCAATGTACCAGTTAATGTTCCACCACTAATTGCACCAGTAGTTGTTATTGTCGACGACCCAGTATCTATATTACCAAAGCCACTTGTAATAGAACCACTATTTAATGCTCCAGTAGATACAATGTTTGCTACTTGAAATGTACCAAAAGCAACAATATCTACATCATCTCCATCAGCCAAAGCAGAAGCAAATACTACAGAAGTACCAGATGTAACAGTAATATCATCAGGTGACATTCTAACACCATTAACATACACATCTATGAAACCAGCATCATAAGCAAGAGTATTACCATTTGCATCAGCACCAGTAACAGTTGTTGGTGTGCCTGATATATTATAATGAAATCTAGCTGAAGTACCATTTACTGTTGAACCAGCCGCGCTCCAGCCACTAGACTTATAAACTTTTAATTCATTGGCTGTTGTATCAAAATATAAATCACCAACATCTAAAGAACTTGTTGGTGCAGAACTAGCTACTCTATATCTATCTGCAAAACTATTTACTCCTGATATATTTGTTGCAACTGTATTAACATTAGATACTGCACCAGCAACAGTAGCAATATTTGATATTACTCCAGAAGCATTAAGGTTTGCCATATTAGTTAC